CTCTTGATGGTAAAGATACAAACCTAAACGAGAACGATGTATCAAGACGAAACTCAATCGCCGGACTACTTGGTGATTGGGGGTTGATTGAAATAGTTGGAGAAGCAGAGCCTAAGGCACCTCTTTCTCAAATTAAAGTAATCGCTTTCAAAGAGAAAGACGAATGGATTTTGGAAACAAAATATAACATTGGTAAGAAGAGAGTAGACTAAGTGGCACAATCTTTTTCTAGTTTTATCACAGAAGAAAAGAAAGAAGAAAACTATAAGGTAGTTATTCTAACAGTAGAGTTTGGCGATAAATCAATCACTGCAAAGAAGTTTGAAAAGGAAGCCCAGAAGATGGGTATGGAAACTTTTCTTGCAAACTTCAAAGAAGTTTCTTTGCATTTCAATGATGGCAAACATACACTTTCTGATGGTAAAAAAGAAATAGAAATTAACAAGTCTGATACTGTTGTTTTTGTTCGTGGAACACCAACAAGAGACAGTATGCTTGATTTAATTTCTGAACTGGAAAGATTGGGTATTACTTGTATTAACAACAGAACTACAATCAGTATTTGTGCTGACAAATATCGTAGTTATGTTAGACTGAAAGATTTTAGATTAAATCAACCAAAGACTGTTTTGATTCCAAATGAAGAGAGTGTCGAACAGGCACTAGAAGAACTGGATACAAAATTTCCAATTATTCTTAAAACACTTAGAGGTTCTAAGGGTGTAGGTGTTTTGTTTATTGAATCGGAAAGAGCTTTAGATTCAATTGTGCAACTTCTTTATAAACAAGATAAAGACACAGATATTCTTATTCAAGAATACATTAAAACTGAATATGATGTTCGTGCAATTATTGTTGGTGGACAGATTATTGGAACAATGCGTAGAGATGTTATTGAAGGAGATTTTCGTTCTAATGTCTCACAAGGCGCAAAACCAAAACCATACAAATTATCAGAAGAAGAAATTCGTCAATGTCTAATCGCTGCAAAGGCAGTGGATGGAGATTGTGTTGCAGTGGATTTTATTCCATATAAAGGACAACCATACTTTCTGGAAGTAAATAGTTCGCCAGGCACTGATGGTATTGAAGAGGCAAATCCAAACTTAAATATTGCAAAGACAATTTTGCAACACTATCGTAATACAGAAGTTAGATATTCTGTTCCGACAAAATGTGGGTATCACGAGATGGTATCTATTGCTCCATTTGGAGAGATGGAAGGAAAGTTTGACACTGGTAATGGTATTCTCTCAGTTCTTCATGCTGAAGATATTAAGATTAACGGTAAGAAGATTACCTTTACACTAAACGGTAAAACAATTACTACAAACCTTATAAAGATGTATAAGGCAACAACTGGTGGCGGTATAGATGAACGCCCAGTTGTTGAATTAGAAATGGAATTCATGGGCCACACTTATCAGTTCATGTTCGGCCTTGATGATAGAAGTGAAATGGGAACTGATGTTCTGATGAATCGGTTTGCTATGAAAACAATGAATGTCATGGTAGACCCTCAGAAGAAATTTATTTTGACAACAAAACAAGGAGAAGATAATGCTACTTGATGCAGTAAGAAAACACGCCGAAGGACACATCGCAAAACACAAAGCAAATGTTCTTGTATATCTAAACAATCCAGCAGGGATTGGAGAACACTCAGACATTATTGATGCCGTTGAACATGAACTTATGGAGATGGCTAAATATAATGACCAACTAGAAATGTTGGATAAGTATTTCGTAAACGAAGAGCAAACTCAGTATACACTTTTCTCTTGACAAACCCCTCTAATGGTGGTATATTTACATAATGAAGTTTTACACCCATGTCGCCCAATGGGGCAATCAACTATTAGTTCGTGCTGTAGAGAACGGTGTTCGTAGTAACTATAAAGTTAAATACGAACCCACTCTCTATGTTCCTGTAAAAAAAGATACAGGATGGAAAACATTGGAAGGTAACAATGTTGCCCCAATGAAGTTTCTCACAATCAAAGAAGCTAAAGAGTTCGTAGATCAATACGAAAGTCAACCACACCTTGTGTATGGTATGACACAGTTTCCATATACCTACATCTCAGAAACATATCCTCGCCAAATCGAATATGACAGTTCGTTGATGCGTATTGTCACGATTGATATTGAGGTGGAGTGTGAGAACGGTTTCCCAAATGCTGATCAGGCACTTGAACCAATGCTTGCGATTACAATCAAAAACCACGATACTGGACGCATTAAGGTTTGGGGATTACACGAATATCACAATGACAGAGAGGATGTTCAATACATCAGATGTCAAACCGAGCGTGAACTGCTTGCACAGTTCCTTTCTTGGTGGGAAAGTGATCACCCAAACATTATTACTGGTTGGAATACAGAGTTCTTTGATATTCCCTATATCTGTAACCGTATCAAATCAGTAATGGGTGAGGATGCAATGAAGCGTCTATCGCCATGGGGTGTTGTCAACTCTCGTATGGTGAACTCTGGTTATGGACGCAAAGATCAAGTCTATGACATTCTTGGTGTTGAAGAACTAGACTATCTTCAACTGTATCGTAAGTTCACTTATTCCAATCAAGAATCATATCGACTTGACCATATTGCTCATGTGGAGTTGGGTGAACGCAAAGATGAAAATCCTTATGAGACATTTCGTGAGTGGTATACTAACGATTATCAATCTTTCTTAGACTACAACATTCAAGATGTGGAGTTGGTGGATAGACTTGATGACAAGATGAAACTGATTGATTTGATTTTGACTATGACATATGAGGCAAAAGTCAATATGTCTGATTCGTTCACTTCAGTCAAGTATTGGGATGTTCTTATCTACAACCACTTGCTCAAGAAAAAGATTGCCATTCCCCAGAAACTTGGACATAAGGCAAAGGGTGACAAGTATGTTGGTGCATATGTAAAAGAACCACAAGTGGGGCAACACAAGTGGGTTCTGTCTTTTGACTTGAACTCTCTGTATCCACATTTGATTATGCAATACAATATTTCACCAGAAACTTTGATGACACAAGTTGCAGATGGTATTGATGTTGACTATATGCTCGACACAAAGAAACTGCCTCATATTGATAACGCAACGATGACACCGAATGGTGCAATGTTTTCAAAACAACATCAAGGGTTCTTGCCCGAGATGATGCAAGAGATGTATAATGATCGAACCATCTACAAGAAAAAGATGCTCGAGGCAAAACAACAATATGAAAATACGAAGGATGCTAAATATCTAAAAGATGTTTCAAAGTTTACAAACATTCAGATGGCACGAAAGATTTCATTGAACTCTGCTTATGGTGCAATTGGTAACGAATGGTTTAGGTATTATGATTTGAGGATTGCAGAAGGTATTACAACTTCAGGCCAACTTTCCATTAGGTGGATTGAGAAGTCTCTGAACTTGTATCTCAACAAACTTCTGAAAACTGAAGGAGAAGATTATGTCATTGCGAGTGATACGGACTCAGTATACATTACTTTTGACAGATTGGTTAATAGTGTGCTTAAAAAGAGAAGCGATGAATCGGAGGATAGTTATCGTGGGAGGGCTGTGGACTTCCTTGATAGAGTCGCTCAAGAGAAGATTGAACCTTTTATTGATAAGAGTTATCAAGCTCTTGCTTCGTATGTAAACGCATACGATCAGAAGATGCAGATGAAGCGTGAGGTGATTGCAGACAAAGGTATTTGGACTGCAAAGAAAAGATATATCCTCAACGCATGGGATGTAGAAGGTGTTCGATATAAAGAACCATCCCTAAAGATTATGGGTATTGAGGCAGTTAAGTCATCAACCCCAGCGCCATGTCGTGATAAGATTAAAGAGGCACTAAAGATTATTATGTCTGGCACAGAGAAAGATGTGAATAACTTCATTCAAGAGTTTCGTGAAGAGTTTATGAAACTACCCCCAGAAGAGATTGCCTTTCCTCGTTCTGTGAACGGTATCGCAAACTGGAGCGATAGTGCAAACATCTTTAAGAAGGGAACGCCAATGCATATCAAAGGCGTTATACTTTACAACCACTTTGTTCGTCAACAGAAACTTACAAACAAGTATCCACTCATCCAAGAGGGTGAAAAGATTAAGTTTTTGAATATGCGAACACCTAACCGTATGCAGTCGAATGTTATTTCTTTTATGACAAAGTTACCAAAAGAACTTGACATTCACTCACATTTAGACTATGATAAGCAGTTTGAGAAGGCCTTTATTGAACCTCTCACTTTTATTATGAATCAGATTGGGTGGAACATCGACCGTTCATATGGAACACAGATGACACTTGAGGAGTTTTTTGGATGAAATATATCCCCTATACACTACAAGATGTGAACAACGCATCGGCACAAAATAAGTTCAATGTTATATCTACCTTTGCTGGTGGGGGTGGTTCTTCTACAGGGTATCGTCTTGCTGGTGGTAAGATTCTATGCGTGAATGAGTTTGTAGAAGAGGCACAAAATACATACAGAGAAAACTATCCAGATACACCTATTCTTCCTGGCGATATTAAAGAACTAACTGGTAAAGACTTTTTGGATATTACAGGAGTAAAACAAGGCGAACTGGATATTTTAGATGGTTCGCCTCCTTGTTCTGCATTCTCTGTTGCTGGTAAACTATCACATTCTGCCGATGGTAAACACTCAGATGGATGGGGGCAAACTAAAAACTATTCAGATGGTAAGATGGTGGAAAACATTGAGGACTTGTTCTTTGAGTTTTTGCGAGTTGCAGATGATATTCGACCTAAAGTTATTGTTGCAGAGAATGTGAAGGGGTTGACTATTGGTGAGGCAAAACAATACTTCAACAAAATCAATAATACATTTGAAGATATTGGATATGATGTTGTTGCAAAGGTATTAGACAGTCGTTACTTTGGTGTATCACAAACTAGAACTCGTGTTATCTTTATTGGTTTGAGAAACGATATTACAGAAAAGGCTGGTTACAACTTTATGACTATTGGTAATGTGTTTCCAGATGAAAGTCCAGATGTTATTCCATTGAAAGATGCACTTGTTGGATTGGAGTATGACCCAGAAGAGGTTGAATATTTAACTAAGAAGTTTACTAACACTGCATACTGGAAAGACACCGGCAGTAGAATGGAGATTGATCCACCTAAAGTTCTAACTGGTATGGACTATCATCCAAAAGGACATCACTTTAACTTGAAAAGAGTTTCACAGTATGCCCCTGCTCCAACTCTTACTGCGATGGGTTCTGGTGATACAACTGCTGGTGCATTCCACTGGGCAGAACCTCGCAAGTTGACATTGGGCGAATTAAAGCGTATAATGTCTTTACCAGATGATTTCAAACTTACAGGTAAGTGGAATCAAAAGGCAGAACGCATTGGTAGGATGGTGCCACCTTTGATGATGAAGGCGATTGCAACATCTGTTTATGAAAAAGTATTGAAGGAGATATAATGGCAGACTTTACATTTGCACACAGAGAAGAGGGGTTTGATGACCATATTGAACATAGTATTCGTGGGTATGGAAACCTACTAGAAGATGTAATCGCATTGTCTCGTTACTTTGTAGAGGATGATACTAATGTTGTAGATATTGGTTGCTCTACAGGTAAACTTACTAAGGCCCTTTTGGAAGAGAACCAAGACCACTGTTGTGATGCAAACTATGTTGGAGTGGAAATTGCAGAGGGGTTTTTTGGTGATTTGGATAAGAGATATGAAGAACTTACTTCTATGAACCCTTGGGCCTCTGTTAGTTTTGTAAAGGATGATATTCGTAACTACGAGTTTGAAAACTGTTCTCTTGTTACATCTATCTTCACTTTACAGTTTATGCCCAAGAGACATAGACAGACGGTTATTGAAAACATTTACAAAGGACTGAATGATGGTGGTGCATTTATCTTCTCAGAAAAGACTATCTGTGAGAATGCAAACTTTCAAGATATGTTGACATTTAACTATTATGACTATAAAAGAAAGTCTTTTGATACAGAAGATATTATGGATAAAGAAAGAACATTACGACATATGATGAAACCAAATACTTGGAATGAAATCACTGATATGTTGTATAATGCTGGGTTTAATGACATTCAACCCTTTTGGAGAAATCATATGTTTGTAGGAGCGATTGCAGTAAAATGAAAGAAGGAACAATAGTAACACTAGTAATGAATAATGGAATGGAAATCATCGGCAAGTTTGTTGCAGAAGATTTCACCACAATCACACTATATAGACCGAGAATGGTTCAGGCCACGCAACAAGGCGTGGGGCTAGTGAACGGAATAAGCATGACCGGCAAAGAACCCGAATCAGACTTCTCTTTCAATAAGACAGGAGTGATGTTTATGATTGAGACTGTGAAGGAACTTGCTACAGGTTGGACATCACAGACTTCTGGTATTGCAGTTCCACAACAGGGCGGAATCATAAAGTAATGAATCAGTTCATTCAGACATATGATAATGTTATTGATGAGTCGTTTGCAAAACAACTTATCGCAATGTTTGAGGAATCACCAGAACACCATGAAGAGATTGTTCTTGATGGACATCGTTCCTTTAACCAAGTAACATTACAGAACCATCCAGAATGGGAGCCATTTGTTAAACCATTGCAAGAAACATTCTTTAATTATATTGATAGATATTGTAAAGATAGTAATGTGACTGACAAGATGTTCCCAGAACAATTTGCATTTGAGGCATTTCGTATGAAAAGATATATGCCCAATGATGTAGATGAGTTTGCAGACCATGTTGATGTAGGAAACCATGATTCTGCTCGTAGGTTCTTGGTATTCTTTTTATACCTTGATGACAACGAAAGAGGGTTTACAGACTTTCCACAGTTTCATATAAGAGTAAAACCAGAGACAGGTAGGATGTTGATGTTTCCCCCAATGTGGCCGTATCTCCATGCCGGAACTAAACCAGTGAAAAAACCTAAGTATATCATAGGGAGTTATTTGCATTATGTATAGGTTTGTAGAGAACAAAGATAAGACTTGGACAGGCATTGGACTGACTGAAGAGGCAGGCAAGTATCAAGGGGTTGTTTATCGTTACGGTGAAGTTAAAGTAATTGAGAATGAAGAAAAAACAGAAGCCTCTTTACAATTTGAGTTTGATGTGTTAGACTCTAATGGACTACCAAAAG